AACATCACATGGCACCAGTGCCGCAGTCTGCAGGCCATCGCGCCGCAGCTGTGGCAGGACGGCCTCACGGACGACGAGGCACGCTCGCTTCACGCGCAGTTCCTGGCATACATCCTCGTGCCCGCCCCTGCGACGGCAGACACCGGCGACCGCTTCCACACCAAGCCCTCGTTCCGCTACGATGCCGAGCGGGCCGAAGCCAGCGTGGCGTTCTGGGAAAACCAGTTATCCATTGAACATGGAACATGGAACATTGAACATTCCCATGCGGCGGGCAGTGCGCCAGCCAATAATGTTCAATCCTCCATGTTCAATGTTCAATCACCCCTCGTCCTCTTCCACATCTGCTTCCAGGTATGGCAGACTGCGGTGGCCAACTTCTACCCCTCCGTGTTCCCCCTCCTCTTCGGCGGCGGCAAGTCCGACCCGCTGCACACCGCCCTCACCGGAGAGACCGACACCATCAATGCCGTAATGAAGTACCAGGGCTACAGCTCGCCAGAGCAGGTGTATAACACCGAACTGCCCATCATCCTCGGCACGCTCAACACCATGAGCAAAGAGGCCAAGGAGATTGAGAAGATGAATGCGAAGATAAAGCGCAAGGGCTAAGGAAAGAAATTATCAGAAATTACCATTTAATATTTAAGGAGATATGAAACAAGAGACATTGAAAAAAGCGAAAGACCTTGAAAATAAAATCAGTGAATACGGAGATTTGCTGCTGAGCAGAGGTGCCAATTATCACACGATGCTCATCAGCATCTCCTGTGCCTATTCCAACGACCGGGATATATACCACGGGAGGGTAAGCAAGGAGGTATGGAACAAGATGCTCGACGTGGTGGCAGAGGATGGACTGAAGACTAAGCAGGAGTTGGAAGCCCTCACCGACGACACGACAGACGCAGACCCGGAGATAATAACCGACGTGCCAGAGGCCGACATGACAGGCGGCAAGTCCAAGCCTGCTGACAAGCCGCAGAAGGACTCGTGTACGGACAAGTTCATTAGGTCGATGGAACGGCTGGCGAGTTGGATGCTATACTCTATGATCTTCTGCTTCCTGCTCGGAGTGGCAGGGCTGGAGCTTTCAATACGCGAAGCCGTAGCCTACTCGCTGATGCTCGGCCTGATTACAGGCTCCATCAACAATCTGGAACGGGTAATAAGGGAACTTTTCGGAAAGAAGGAGGGCTGAGACATGACGAAAATCAGCGAACTACGCAAGCGACTTGGCATGGATAGCCGCGTTGGGCAAGTGAAATGTCACAAGTGCGGCAAGACACTTGACATACCCAACATGTATTCAGAGAAAGAGCGAAACGCCGTGCTGAAACCCTACTGCTGCGCCACGACTGTGCTCATCGTACAGTGGCTCATCCATCACGGGTGGCACGTCACGACGCACGATGCCAACCCCGCCGGGGCGTACTTCTGCCCCGACTGCTTCCCCAAGGGGCAACCAGAGTACAGCCGCAGTGCAGCAGGCAAGGAGTGGTGCAAGCAGGCTGAGCAATGGATGAAAGAGAATAATGGTAAACGATAAAAAACGACCACATGACTAAATCAAAAGAGCGATATGAAAGAAGAACTAATGTATTGGATCCGTAAATGGGAACTGGACGAAAATCTCATTTACAAGAAAGCCGGAGAGAAGCAAGCCGCTTTTGTCCGCAGTCAGATTTGCGGCAACCTGCTGCACACCCACGGCTTCGTGGTGAGCACACACTATTCCAAGTCGTGCGAGCTGCCAGTGTATTTCCTGAAGCTGCGCAACGGCATCAAGCTGATTATGCGCTGCAACTTCTACGACTGGAAGGTGAGCGTAGAGATACCCGACGACTACGAGCCGCTACCCAAGGACTACCTGCCCACCGACTGCCTCAGTCACAGCATGGTGGAGAACAAGGGCGAGAGGATAGCGCCCTGCTACATGGAGGGATTCCGCAAGGAGTGGTGCTACGATGCTTACATCCCCGAGCAGCCCGGCAAGAAATTCTCCATCGAGATACCCGACGACTGCCGCCTCTATGTCATCATCCACCGACTGAAGCACGCCTATCCCGACGTGGCATTCGACCCATCGACCGACCATCGGACGGTGGAACAGATAAAAGAGTCTATCGACAAGATACTGGCCGACAACGGATTCCTCGACATGCGCGATGACGAGAGCTGGGGCAAACCCGTGAAGCAGAGCGTGATGAGCGCTTGGGAAATCATCTGGCAGACCTACCAGAAGATGGACGATTTGTATTACGCCGGAAAGATGACCGGCAAGGAGATGCCGACGGTTTCAGAGGATTCGCAGGAGTACGCCAAGGTCATCATGCGCTTCCCAGAAGTACACGAGGAGTTCCTGCGTGAGGAATGTATGTATAACGATAAGATAGACTGACACCGTATGAAACTACTGCGCAAGACACTCGACTTCTTCAATATCCACCCCGACCACAACCAGCGGTGGACGCTGACGACGCTGTTCCTGACGGGGTTGCTCTACACTTATGTTGAGCCAGCCATCACCAAGGCGTGGATTTCGGAGTTGCCCGCCGAGTGGCTGGCATTCCAGTCGCTCACCTACAGCGTTGTGGGTCTCGTGATTGGCATGATATGGAAGGGCCGGCTGCGCCGCTGGGCTGTCCGGTGGTTTACGGTGCTCTGCATCATCGAGTCGGCGGCAGGCTTCCTCGTCGGCATGTGGCTCTGCTTCGTGGACTACAACGTGTGGGTACTCGCCATCGCCTGCCTGCTCTACGGCACGTTGGTGTCGGAGTTCATCGGAAAGTGTCTGATGACCTTCCGCCCCAAGCTGTGGAACGAGAAGGAGCGCGAGGTGTACGACAACAACAACGACGTGGTGTGCGGCATCTACTGCATCGTGGGCTACGTCTGCGCCCTCGTCTGCATGCCATCGCTGCAGGTGGCCATGTTCGTGTTTGGACTGACCTGCGGGCTCGACAACATCGGTTGGCTTGTGGTGTACCACAAGAACCGCGACCGCTTCCGGGAGTTAGATAACGAGTAAAACATTTAATTATTTATAAGAACGATATGAAACAGACAGACAACAACGCAATTAAGTTTGAACCCGGCGACATCGTGGAGGTGACCGCCGACATGACACTTAGCACTGACGACGGCGGTACGACTCTTTTAATGTTTGGCCGCGAGGGAGAGGTAGTAGCACAATACACCGACTGGGGAGGCAACGAGGCAGTACTCGTCAAGTTCGACGGGTTCACCCGCCCCATCCTCGCCTCCGACCTCGCCCTGAAGCAGAAGGCCGAGAAGTCGCTCCGCCAGATAGCCGAGGAGAAGGTGGAGCCGATGAAGCGCGAGAACGACCCCGCCGCCTGCACCATCGACCCCGCCCTCTACTGCCAACTGAGCCGCCTGGGCATCCTCGACACATCGGTACGCTCGCACAACGTCGGCGAGAGCGACTACTCGCAACGCATCATCCAGCCGTGGAGCATCATCCAGGAGTACCGGCTTAACTACTGGGACGGCGACATCATCAAGCGCGTGCTGCGCCACAAGTAGAGCGACCCCCGCCGACTGGACTACGAGAAAATCATTCACATCTGCGAGGAGCGCATCCGGCAGATAGAGAAGGAGGACTGACCGATGAAAGCAAAGAAGCCTAACGAAATACGCGAAGAGGTGCGAAAGCAGGTGGCCGCGAAATATAAAGAAGAAATCGAGCGGCTGAAGAAACTCGCCAAAGACCGCTGGGACAACTACATCGACGCGACCAAACGACTGTCGGATCTCTATGACGAGAATGCCCTGCTGAAAGAAAAGGTTGCCGCTCAGCAGGAATGGATAGAGCGACTGATGGAGTTTATCAACATGCCCGACGAGAAACGCGGCGCGGCTGTCAAGGAGTACGTAGAGAACCGCAAGATATCCGAACAGTTCCGCGAACTGTTCAGCCCCTACTTCGATGCGCTCAACCGCCTCAATATTCTTAGTCTGTAATCACACATTTAATTATTTCTATGAGCAATTTGTTAAAGATGAACTATGATTTTCCAGAGGCCGAGGGGCTGGTGGTGTGCGGCGACATTCACGGCAAGTTTGACGAGCTGGTGTATCGCATGACGGTGCTGTGCCAGATGGAGCACACGGTGGTCATCGTGGCTGGCGACTGCGGTTTCGGGTTCCACCGGCGCAGGTACTACGACGAAGTGTATAGGCGCGTGCTGCCGAAGCTGGAGCGTGCCGACTGCCATGTGGTCTTTGTGCGCGGCAACCATGACAATCCAGCCTACTTCGACGGTGAGGAAATCAGCATGAAGCGCTGGGTGGCCGTCAGCGACTATTCGACCGTCACCGTCGCAGGCCACCGCGTGCTGTGTGTCGGCGGGGCGACGAGTGTTGACAGGAAGAACCGGGATAGTTTTATTCCTCTTGAAAGAAGAGTTCAGCGGCTTTATGAGACTGCCGAGATGCGGCGCTCAAACGAACACATGGAATATATATGCCGCTTTGAACCTGCAGACTACTGGACGAAGGAACAACCCTATATCGACGATTCAGCACTGGCACGGCTGCACCGTGAGGGCAAGACGGTGGACTCGGTAGTGACCCACGTCGCCCCCTCGATGTGTGAGGACGTGGTGCCGCCTTCATGGCTGGAGTACCTGATAGAGAACGACCCGACCCTGCCCGACGACATGCGTCACGACCGGGAAGTGATGGACGCCATTTTGGAGCGGCTGCGCAAGCACTGCCACCCCGTGCGTCACTGGCTTTACGGTCACTATCACCACTCCTGGCAAGCCGAAATCGACGGCATCCGCTACACGATGCTGAAGGAAATGGAAATGAAGGAACTGAGGTAATCAGCGAAAATAGTACTAACATTTTAAGCAACATTAGAAAGAAATATGGCAAGAACAATTATTTCAAGAAAACAGGCAATCTCTGACCTCAGAGAAATGTTTGAGTTACCCGCCGAAGGTAAGCGACAGGACGATGACGGGTGTTCTTTCTGTAGCGAGAAAGAGAACGATACGGCGGCTTTCTGCATCGACAAAAAACATTTTGAACGCTATGAAGTGTTACAGAAACTAAGCGAGTATTTTGACGACAAAGTGATAGACGGCGGATGGTGCAGGGTTGATAACATTACATTCGTATGGACTCAGTTTTGGATTGAGCTGGTCAAGAAGGAGGGTGCAGAATGACTAAGGAAGAAATTAAGGAACTGAAAGTCGGCACAAGCGTTATGCACAAACGTTACGGAGAGTGTGTCGTAAAGGACATACTTAATGTCGGAGTAGTGCTGATACCAAAGACTGCAAGAGGAAGAACCATGATCCTTATCGACTACGGAAAGGAAGCTCCCGTACTGGAAGATAATATCGGTAATATAAAACACCTGCAAGAACGTATGACCAATGAAAGACCAATGACCGCTGCCGAGCACAATGCGCAGGTGGAAGCTGAACGCAGGGCCTATCACGAGCGGCGGTGCCGCGAGAGCGAGGGCTACAAGCGGGTGTACGAGTATATCACCGGAGCATTCCAGAGGGTGCGCGAGCAAGTGAGCCAGGGACTTACGATGACGCAGCAGACCATGCAGCAATGCAATGCGGACGCGACGGGCGCAACGATACCCTGCGAAGGCACCGCCCCGAAGGTGGACTCCCTCTCCAGTCTCTTTGCCGTCGGCATCCTCGGCTGGATGCTTGGCATCCCCATCGGCGACCCTGACTTCCAGCTCGACTTGGAGGCCGACAAGGAATACATCGAAGAATATGTCAAGGCCGAGACCGAGTTCATCCACCGTCTCGTGCCGGAGGTAAGGTAACAAACAAAAGACATTACAACAATGATTGATCCCGACAATATCTACAACATGGACTGCCTCGAAGGACTGCGGCAGATGGAGGACGCGACGGTGGACTGCTGCGTCACGTCGCCGCCCTACTTCGCCCTGCGCGACTACGGCTGCGAGGGACAGATAGGACTGGAGCAGTCGCCGGAGGAGTACATCGCCCGGCTCTGCGACGTGTTCCGCGAGGTGCTGCGCGTGATGAAGCCCGAGGCGACGTGCTGGGTGGTAATCGGCGACACCTACGCCGGCAGCAACAAGGGTGCGGCCTGCTACCCCGACAACGCCAAACTCTATCTGCAGGGCACCAACGCGGGGACGCTCGACCGCGCCACCTCCTACCGCTTCGACACCGTGGCTAAGGATCGCGACCTGATAGGCATACCCTGGATGCTGGCCTTTGCCCTGCGCGACATGGGCTTCTATTTGCGGCAGGATATCATCTGGCAGAAGCCTAACCCGATGCCGGAGAGCGTGAAGAACCGCTGCACCAAGTCACACGAGCACATCTTCCTGCTTACCAAGCAGCCACGCTACTACTTCAGCGTCGATGCGCTGCGCGAGCCTGCCAACACCGGCATCCGTGCCCATGAGTATAACCACCGCAAGGTGAAATTTACCGTCCAAGGGCACCGGAATGTGCAGTTTCGTGGCGGCAACCAGAGCGACAGTTTCCGCAATAAGCGCGACGTGTGGCCGATACTGGTCAAGCCCGGCTACGAGGGCCACCACGCCACCTTCCCCGTGGAGCTGCCTCTGCAGTGCATTGCCCTCGGCTGCCCAGTGGGGGGGGTAGTTCTCGATCCTTTTATGGGCACGGCCACCACTGCCGTCGCCGCATACCGCATCAGACGCCACTATGTGGGTTTCGAGCTGTCGCCCGACTATCACGCTATCTGTCTGGAGCGCCTGCGCCAGGAGCGACAGCAGCAGCGGTTGGAGTTTGAGGAGGAAGAATGACAGACAATTTATAACAAGAGATTACAACCCTTTAATATTAAACTAACAAAATTATGGAAAATTGGATTTTAGTTAAAAACCTGGATGGCGAAGATATAAAAGTTCGCCAGAACCGTGCTTACGGTGACATCTTTGTTGACGAGCAAGGTAGGGAATACGTGGCGAGTGTTCTTGACTTTACCGGCGCACGTCTTGAGATACCCGACTTCAACGAGCAGAACAAAGAGGACCTGAATACGCTGAAGGATATGATGAAGTCGATGGACGCCAAGGCCATTGCCGACCATAAGGCCGTGATTGACGAGTTTGAGTATTGGAGAAAGTTGCGTGGTGAAATTTTCATGGAAATGTATCGCGACCACTTGGTCAAGAACGACGGCAGAAAGTCTGAGGACGATCTGCTGAACAAGACAAAGTACCTTGTCAATCAGCTGTGGCAACAAGACCAGGATTTCACATCTGACAAAAAGGTGTTTCATATTCCTGTCAAATGAATAAAACATTAACGCGCATGAAACAAATAACAGCATTATACATCGACCTGTTCTGCGGGGCAGGCGGCACGTCGAGCGGCGTGGAGTATGCGCGACTGGACGGGAGGAAGTGTGCCGAGGTGGTGGCGTGCGTCAACCATGACGCGAATGCCATCAGGTCGCACAAGGCAAACCACCCGCACACGCTCCACTTCACCGAGGACATCCGCACGCTGGAGCTGTCGCCGATGGTGAAGCATCTGGAGAAGAAGCGGCGTCAGTACCCCAAGGCAAAGGTGGTGCTGTGGGCGAGCCTTGAATGTACGAACTTCTCGAAGGCGAAGGGCGGACAGCCGCGCGATGCCGACAGCCGGACGCTGGCCGACCACCTGTTCCGCTACATCGAGGCGCTGCAGCCCGACTATATCCAGATTGAGAACGTGGAGGAGTTTATGTGCTGGGGTGCGCTCGACGAGAACGGCAAGCCCGTGAGCCGTGACCAGGGCAGCGACTACCTGCGGTGGGTGAGACAGGTACAGGCCTACGGCTACGACTTCGACTGGCACGTGCTGAACGCTGCCGACTTCGGGGCCTACACCTCACGCAAGCGCTTCTTCGGGCTGTTCGCCCGCAAGGGACTGCCGATAGCGTTCCCCGAACAGACCTTCGCCAAGAACGGCGACGAGGGCGGCATGTTCCATCAGTACCGGCGGTGGCGGGCCGTGCGCGACGTGCTTGACCTCGACGACGACGGCGAGAGCATCTTTGTGCGCCGCAAGCCGCTATGCGAGAAGACACTGGAGCGCATCTATGCCGGACTGGTGAAGTTCGTGGCGGGAGGCAAGAAGCGGCACGAGGCGTGGATATTGAAGTACAACTCGATGAACCGGCAGAACCATCACAATGCACCGTCCATCGACGAGCCGTGCCCCACGGTGGCCTGCCAGAACAGGCTCGGACTGGTGAAGTGCCAGTTCCTCTCGAAGCAGTTCAGCGGCGACCCCGACAGCAAGAACATAGACATCGAGCAGCCCGCCGGCACCGTGACAACCATCGACCACCATGCCTTCGTGACGGCATACTACGGCAACGGATTCAATTCGTCGATTGACAGTCCGGCGCCCACCGTCACCACCAAGGACAGAATTTCGCTGGTGACGACAAAGTTCATGGATAACCAGTACGGCAAGAGCAAGCCGTCATCTATCGACGGGCCAGCGCCGACGCTTGTCAACAATCCCAAGCAGAAGATTGTGTCGGCGCAATACCTGATGAACCCTCAGTATCAGAGCGACGGCGGCAGCATCGACAACCCTTGCTTCACGCTGATAGCCCGGATGGATAAGATGCCGCCATACCTGATTACCACTAAGGAGGGCATGGTGGGTATCGCCATCTATGAGAGCGACAGCCCCTGGACGCGCAAGGTGAAGGAGTTCATGGCCGCATACGGCATTGTTGACATTTGCATGCGCATGCTTAACATCGGTGAGCTGAAGCGCATCATGGGCTTCCCCACCGACTACGTGCTCATCGGTACGCAAGCCGAGCAGAAGAAATACATCGGCAATGCCGTGGAGGT